ATCATTCTGTTTCTCAAGTTCCCGATTCACACTTGCAGTCGCCGCCTTTACTGGAAGTGTGAGTTTTCCTGCCTTATACATCTCCAGACCACGAGCAATATGCTCAGCATCCTTACCGAAACCCTTCAGGCTGTCCCCAACCCCGAAGTAAGCATACTGACGTAAAACTCGCCTCCCAAGTTCAATGTGGGCTGCACGAAAATCAGTGGTTCGTATATTGGTTCGCCTGTTCCCAGCCTGCATAACGGCAAACGTACCCATCGCACTATACACACCACGTTTTGGATTAGTAATACCTGACCCCGAACCGCTGATGCCATTATCCACTCCAGTTCGAGCTTTAATGATATTAAACATCTGATTCTCTCGGTCGATATTACCTGGATTCTGCCTTCCAAGTTGCAACAACTCCATACTGTCTTTCTTAAAAGGAAAAACAGCAAGAGGATAAATCGAAAACCGAGAATCAGCAAGTGAGTCGGGATCAACACGTATGGCATTCACATTTGCAAGAGTATTATTATCCGCCGCGCGATTATGCTCAGCAGTGATTTCCTCCTGTGAGTGCTCGAGCATCTCACACCACCCATACCCATACAAGCCCCGATCATCATAGCCGAGCCGAGACAGAACAAACTGCTCATCATTATCCGGCATCGGATTGAAGATAGCACGAAGTGAGGTCTGAGAGCGCTTATGGTAAGTCTCAATGATACGAAATTTTATGAATTTACCCTGCACGAAATACCAGTAAGGATAATGGCACTCATAAATATCCCACTCCTCAGACACACCATCATAGCTTTTGTTGGAAATTCCTGCATCCATATTCTTCGAGACTTCATTTGCATCCGGCCCGCCACGATCAGGACTGATAAGTATTGACTCAACTTTAGCCTTATCATATATCCCACGATACATGCGCTCCTCAAGCTCATACCTAGTCAAAGATATAACATGAGCTTTGAAAGTGGCGGACTCCAATTTTGTGGCGCGAGTTGAGATTAAGAATTTATCAAATGGAAGTGCTTCTGGTTTCGGCCCCTGGTAGCGAGTATATTCCCGAATATCCATACCACCACCACTACGCACACCAAGAACATCTGCTTCGATGTCTACGAGGTATGGGATTTTAATGGCACTCATCCCATACTTTATAGCATTACCAAAAGCAATATTCTCAACTCGGTATAAATCAAGCTCTGTTTGTTCCATTCCCTTGAGGCTAAGGAATTCCTCCAATGCATTTCTAGCCTCTTCTGCCTTATCTCCCGCAGTATAATCCCCAATAAGACTCAGAACCCAGAGCGGAGAAATCTCATAGATCGAACCAATTATAGTAGCAAGTAGTGTATCTACATGCTGTGCTATAACCTGAACTACAAGATTACTCGCCCCAGGCCAAGGAAAACTCTTCTTCTCATCTTTTGCCTTACCTTCATACAACTTCCGCCATTTATCATACTTATCAGTACGAAGCACCTTGAGACTCATAATGAGATTCTCAAGATGATCCTCAAGATACTTCATACGTTTTTCAGTTTCTTCTGGCCCCATCTTAACTTGAATGGGCTCGAAAATGGCAGACATAGGTAAAACTCCAAGAGAAAAAAATACTATTAAGCAAGCGTAAGTGTCGTTACCGGATCTACAGTCTCAACGGAAATAGTTTCTTTCGGCTCAGTAGTTGCGGCTTGTACCGCAGTGAGAACATCCCCAGTAACCACAGCCACGGCCTTTACTTCTGGCTGCTCATCCACAGGTACAAACGGTGCGGCAAGTTTGACTGCCCCCGCGATTGCCATTTGGGCCGCACCAACCTTACTACCATGCGCCGCAGTTGCTACTACCTTAATCTCAGTGACAATCTCAGGCACTTCTGCTACAAGTTCAAGAAGAAATTCAAGCCAATTCATTGTTACTCCTTTTGTTTTGTTTTGTTTTGCTGCTACTGTTAGTTTTTTCTACTACCTTTGTTTCACAACACTTATCTCCCCGGAAGTCAACTTATCACGAATGATATTTATGGAGCTACTTATTTCCTGCTGTTGTGTTTTCATGTAACTTATATCACTACTCATGTTTACAACAGACGGATGCTCCGCAATCATACGTGAAACTTCATCTCTAGTTGGCACCTTCGGTATAATAGAAGCCCAAAAGCAAAGACTAGCGGTAATAAGTCCGGCCAAGTAATAACACAAGCGCTCATAGAATTTACCACTGCGGTTTTGCTGTTTTAAGTCGGCGATATACTCATCACAGACCAAACGTGAAGCAAGACAATTAGCTCTACGTTCCGTAACCTCTGTGAGTTCAGTAGCTTTTTGGTCATCCATATCAGTATCCCGCGACCCCCACATTAAGTATTGGATTGTTTTGCTTGTTCTGCTCTAGCCACACTTTTATTTCCTGTTTCGGTGTGACACCAACCGAATCAAATACCTGCGGTGCATAGGCAACCGTGTCCAGGATATCAAGCGTTTTCCCATATGGAAAGCTTTTATATTCCATTGCAAAGTCCTTAAATCTTCTCTGTGTGAAAAAGCGATGCTCTGCAAACCAGGGATTGAGACCCTCAATTCTCCTCACCTTTGCATTTGGGCTGTAGTCAATTTTAAGCTCATTGACTTTTAATACATGGCCCTCGATTCTGTTACGATACTCAAGATAGAACTTCAGTATCTTCTGCGCTGCAACTGTTTCAAGCCAAAACTCAGTGAGTCGCCAGTAGGCAGCTAGCTCATAAATCTTTGCTACTAGTTTCTCGTAAGTACAGGACTCGGCCCAGGAGTCGAGAAGATACATTCTCTCGTCAGTTTTACCGTCCAATTTCTGTTTATAGTAGCCAAGAACAGAAACCGCATGACGACAACGACCTTTGTTTTCTGCGTGATTTGGGTCAACAATCATTATTATACGCAGATTTGCAGGCATCACATCTTTGATTGTAACACCTTCCACTACTTCGTGCTCAAGTATCATGCGCCGATCAGTTAAACTGACAGTCCGTGCTGCATAATAACTAAGCCAAGATGCATCAAATGTTGAAGAACCAGGAGCAATTGGATTATTTAGGTACTGACAAGAGAAGTAGTAAAGTCCTAAACGTACTGCAATTTTTTCGAGTTTCTCTTTTGTATACTCAGCAGAGAAAAGTGGCACTCCAGCCGGATGCAAAGCACAACAACCCCCAAGTGCGGAATGTGTAGCAGTATGAAACCAAGTTTCATTCTCCACAATCCACGCATTTAGATCCTTCATACTCCAGCGATTACCGACTACAATCTCATCATTTTCCGAATTCACGAGCGTCGGATCAGAGTCCCAAGCACCAACAAGAAGTTGGTGGTAGGAGATAATGTCTGCCATTACAACCGGCGAATCAATTGCATCACGTCCAACAAGATCATCTTGGATTACTCTTTTATAGTGTCTAGATTGAAGCGCAGCACCAACTCCAAGGAAGTCAAAAGTTCCTTCCCCATCAGGACTAGCTTTAGTGCGCTTCTGAGTTCTGCACTTGTCAGACCATACGCAAGATGAATCTGGGATGATTTCAGGGAACAGTTCCCTGAAAAAATCATTGTTCTCGTAGTGATGACCAACTCTTCGTCCAATTTTGATTGCATTGTCGATGTTACTGGAGACTATGAGGGTACGGGTATCTTGGTCATGCACCGAGCGCATCCAGCGAATCCACTCATCATCATAACCAAGCGCCCGCATGTAGGCTTCATCTTTGGATGTGAATGGAAGTGCCCACCACATTGGGGCACCTTCGGAGTAAATTGTGGTCTTGAAATGATCTCGTGGCCACTCATGCACTTCTTTTAAGTGCTCCTTCTCCACTGAGTCAGCCATGAGCTTATGAAGTGTATCTTGCAGTCGATGCCTACGAAGACCTACTTTGATGAAGTAGTATAATGAACCGAGACAGTTCAAACGGTGTGCAAATAATTTTGTCGCTGGGTCTGTAATAGATACTGTATCAAGCAACTTCCAACGATTTTGAAACTGCTCAGGCATGGTATTATTATATACTAGATCACACGCTACACTACCACCTACGTCGGCATAAGATGCTGCCGATCATATTCCTGCTCAAGCGCAGTAGTACACTGCGGACAAGCATTATGCACTGGATCAGAATTCACGTAGATCGCATAGCGCGCATAGAGAGTACAATTCACAGGCTTCTGTACCCCAGCAGGAAGCGCGCGCACACAAGCACAGTATGTCGGTGGGCCAAGGTAGGGCATAATTACAAGCTTGGAAATCTTCGGTGTACTACGAATTACCTCAGTAGTAGTTACTACCTCACCATCCAGCCCCATAATAGGATCAACCAATTCCTGCGTCGGTGTTTCTACAACATTCGTCTCGTTCATTCGCGTCTCGTCCATTCGCACTCCTTTCACCGAATAATTAATGATACCCATACCAGCCCCATACTACTTCTTTTTCTGTTTCCCGTCCGCCTTTTTCATAGCGCCTTTCACTGTTCGTTGCCCGGAAGTAGCGCCCCGGCTTTTGTAATCCGCCTTTTCCTTTGCCATTTCTTTTCGTGAAGGCTTCGCACGCATGTCATCTTCATGTTGCATTTTATGCTCCTTTTTATATTCTACTGTATTGTTCCCGGTGTACTTCCTGACTTATTCTGTGCCCCAAGTAGCATTGCCGCAATGCTATCATCTGTACTCGTAATGGAACGCCCTTCCTCAGTTTCAGCCACAATTGTAGTCTTTGAAACTGGTACAAGTCGCCCATCACGATCTAGGATACTCTCCGCTGCCCGTTGCGCCACACGCTCATTGCGGCTGGTCAAGTTAGTAAACAGAATATCAAGTGCCATCGGCACCATAGTGCGAACCCGACTTTTCATTGCCTGCATGTCAGTAGCAACTTCCTCATCCAAGGCAGAAAGTGTCTTATTCAAAATCCGCGCTTTAACCGCAGGATAGTCTGGATCAGCCCTAAGTAGAGTAAGACTGGCAGAACTAAACCTGCACATGTCACAGATTTCCTGCGAACTGTAGATGAGCGCCGACTCAAGTCGGCAGACCATCTCCATTCTCAAGACACGTTTATATCCTTTTGAGCCAAATGGCCGCCCTACTGGCATAATTAAAATTCTTCCTTCTTCCCTTCTTAAGCTTCTTCCGCTTCCCGCTTCTTCCTAAGCTTCTTCCATTTCCACAGGGGTTGCACGGGCTTCGCCCCCAAACCATTCATCGTGAAATATTGAAAGGGCAGTTCTCAGGGGGGAGACAGGTTCAGTCGTTTCAAGTGTCACAGTTATCGCTGGCTCATCACTAGAGTGAGCCTCCTTCTGTCCTACACTATTCCGCATTCCCTGTCCCCCCATACCAACCGCCCTTCCAATACCCGGAGAGCCTTATACTTTCCCAGCCAAGTATAATGCTGCATAGAGTATGCACGCGCCCACGCCCCGCTGTCAAGGGGAAAATGCGCTCGCCCGCGCGGCGCGTAACCCAAGCCAGCATAGGGAGTTACACGAAGCATTTCACAAAGGTAACACAAGTGTGTCACAAGGATAACACAAGGGCCGGAGCAAGTCCAATTTTATAAAAAATTTTCAGGGACAATCCCCCACCAGAATCAGGCGTATCAGATTTTTGGCCCCCCGTCAAGTACATTAGGTAGTGGTGTTTACTACTTAGTACAACTACATCTTGTGGCTTGACAATAGAGTGAGCGCGCTTGGCACACTATATGTTGTATGTTTACTACTTAGTACAACTACATTTTGTGGTTGCGTCCAGGTGGCAAGGCTGCTAGTCTATAACAGTAGCAGGAAGTATAGCCATATCCTGAGTGCAGCGAGTCTGATAGTAGAGTCCAACGCTGATTACACACAGGGTATCCGGTATAGGGCAATGCCCCTGAGAGTTATTTGACAATTGAAAAGATTCTGGGGAAGTTGAGAAAAACCCTTGACACGTGCAGCGCAGTGCGCTATACTTATAACAGTAAGAGAGAGAGAGAGGAACAGGACAATGGCAAGGCGCGAATCACATGCAGGAATGGAACAGGATACGGACACGCAGGTTGATTCTAATGTGGTCACACTCACGAACGAACGCGGTGAGATTACTGCATCGCTCAATTCCAATGAAGTACGGCAAGGTTTCACCTTGGTTGCCGTGAAAGTTCGCAAGGAATACTCATTGGAGTATATCGACGATAGGCACGCAGATATGCTGCTAACTTGCGCAGAGATCACAGCGGACGGTGGTAACGTGAGTGCGGAGAAAGTACAGCACCTACACAAGGCGATCGAGACTGCAACGAAAGGCGCGTGCCGTAGCGCGATCGCGGCTTGGGATGCGGAGGTGAAGAAGGTTGCAAAACAGAATAATCTCCAGTGGAATGACGCTATCGCACACGTCCTCAGCACCTTGGGACGCGCGGAAAAGATGCAGCGTATTGCGGAAAGCGCGTCGACGATGCTGGAATCGCTG